CGGGGTTCCACCCGGAATCCTGGTGACGTAACGCTTCGAGATCCAAAGCACCCTCTGTTGCAGGGCAACAGAGAGACGCTCAAGGGACTTGACACCGTGAGACTTCGAGAGAGGTCTACAACGGAGCCAAGAACCTTGAACGTTCTTGAAGGATCGTGGTATGATCCGTGCTGGTCTTCCCTTCTCTGGAAGCCCGTAGCTAGAGGCTCCCCTGGCGACGCAGATGCAGGACATCTCCGCCTCCATGAGAGCTACAAGGTCACGAGCTGGGAAGGAAACCGCACCCGGACGTGGACGGACCTCAGGGGACCACAAGTTGGTAAAAGACTTGTGGACCTGACGGCCGACGCGCGTCCGAGTGTAGCTTCTATCCCGCAGAGAAGGGAAGAGGCCCGCCGCTCTGTATGTTGCTGTCGGAGTTGGTGTTCCAAAGAACTCGGAGCCGCGGGAGACCGCGGCTCCGAGCCTCTTACGCACCGACAACGACACGTCCAGACCGTGACCCGTGTACCCGTAGCCCCCAAGCGCCACCGGAAGGCAGCGCTTGGAGCTCCGGGCAAGCCACGGGAACAAGGTCCGGGCGACGCGCTCCTGCCTCCTCAACCAAACACGCGAAGGGCACAACGGGTCAGCGGACCCGGGCGCACTCGCAGTGGGCGGAGGAAGAGGAGGAACGCGAACAACATACATCCTTCCCTTTTCTCTCCTGGGACACTGCAGACCCAAAGCCTCGCAGAAGGTGAAACACCCCTGCGAGACAAAGGTCTTCTGGGAGTTGAGCTGACAGCCTACCGCCGTAAGAGCGAGGGCGTACTCGTCCAAGGACAAGTACGCCTCCTCCTCGGAAGCGGCAGAGCCGACAGCATCATCTCCTCTGACGCGATAGTGTGGAAACGCACTAGCGCACCAGGCAGAAACCCAGGAGAGGACAGAGAAGGACAGCGGCGTGCCCATCGGACTTCCCCTTCTCCACCTCCAGTTGAACACTTCTCCAGAGGGAGAGGTGTAAGACCAGAGGTGGAGGGGGTCCAGACCGATACTCTTGTAGGCAAGGGCGCGATCAGCTGGCCTGATCAACCCCCCATCGGCAAGAGCATCGATGACGGTTTTCACGGCGTCGTGGTTGATACCGTCGGTGGCCTTGGAGAGATCTGCGGACACGAAAGTGCAGGCAGACGAACTAAGACCACGGAAGGTTACAGGCGTGTTGTCTGGGACGGCCACGTCCCAATCAGCACCCGGCAAGAGGTGGGCCGATCGACGGACCCAATCCCCTTCCACAAAGGAAAGGGCACTAGGAACGCCGAGCGCGCGCCACTTCAAGCCTGGTTGTGGCAGGACCTCGAGCCTGCACCGGCGCGGAGACCGCGAAAGCGACTCCGCACGGCGCAAGACGAGGATGCCAACAGCCCTGTAGCAATCAGCCATGACGCTTTCTTCGGTCGAAAGACGTTGCAAAAGACGAGCCTGGGAGAGGCAGAACCTCCCCAGGCTATCTTGAGCAAAGCCTTTCAACTCGCGAAAGGCGGCCCCAAGGACCGGACCGGGGAGAACCCCGGCCTGATCAGAAGGGCCAAGCCCCACGCGAAAGCGGGAAAGCCAGCGCTTCCCCTCTTCGAAGAGAAAACCGTCCACACCCCCAAGTTTCGCGCTACGCTCGAAACAAGCGGATGTGCTGGAGGGCAATGTCCCAGGAACGTGGATACGCTCAGGCCGTCGTCGACGACGACAGGAACTGAGAACGTACACTCGCAACTGGTTCAAAGCCCAGTCCGGTGTGGGATTCGATGTCTTCGACGACCTCCAGACTGCCGCGGCAGCCCCCTCCTCACCGGAAACGGGAAGAGGGAGCGCGCGAGAGAGCCTGGAGAAAGCGAAACCGGAACGCTGAAAAGTCCAAGCACGTTTCCAGAGAAACAGACACAGACCCCGAGGGATCAGTGGAAGCTTCTCTGGAGCCGGAACGTGCAAAGACCCACAGCGAACGGTGTGCGCCAGCCCCTTCAACTGGCGGGAAGTCCACTCCCAACCGCGCGAGCGGAGGGAGCGAACGACCCACGAGTGAAGGTGCCAGGAGCACGACAAAGAATCCCAGCCAGCATGGATCAAACCAGACCAACAGGCCTTCCAAACCTGTTGGTTCGAAGCATTTCGCCTCCTGTGGTGCCGGTTAATACGAGGGGTCGTAAGACCCGTCGTATTAGACGGCTCCGCCGAGGAGGACCGAAGAAGTGACGGAAGTCGCTTCTTGGTGTCTCGCTCATAGC